CCGCGGCGGGCTTTTTCTTGCCCTCACGGGCTCCACCCAAGGCCCGCACCGCGGGTTGTTCAACCGACTGAAGGAGGCTCTATGGCCTACAAGTTCCCCGACGGTGCATCGTTCCAGTACAGCACCACTTTCGCTGCCGCCAAGACCGTCGCCAGCTTCACCAACGCCAACCCGGGCGTGGCCACCAGCGTGTCGCACGGCTATGTCGATGACGACGAGTTGCTTCTGCTCTCCGACGGCTGGGAAGACGCCACGAGTTCTGTGTTCCGCGCCGACCAGCTGACCGCCGACACGCTCAGCCTGAAGGGCCTGGACACGACCAGCACCACGTTTTTCCCGATCGGCGGCGGCGCGAACTCGACGCTGCAGAAGATCTCCGCCTGGAAGGTCATCCCCCAGGTGCTGACCATCGGCACCAGCGGCGGCGATGCGCGTCGCGCCACGGTGTCGCCGCTGTCGCGCCGCACGCCGTTCAACGTGCCGCTGGGCCTGAACCCGATCGACATCAACCTGACGATCGGCCACGACGCCAGCAACAGCACCTACCAGGAGATGCTGGCCATCAGCCGCGCGCTGACGAAGTGCGCGTTCAAGCTGGTGCTGGCCGACGGCTCGGCGACCTACGGCTACGGGAACATGGTGGTGGGCACCTTCCCGAGCCTGCAGTCGGGCCGCGAGAACCAGGCCACCGTGGCCATCAACCTGCTGGGCCGCGACGTCGCGTACTGACAAGGCCACCTGAGCGGCCGCCGCCGGTGGCCGCTGCATCGAGCACCGACCCGGCGCGTGTCTCTTCTTCGCGGGAGAGCGCGCGTCGGGTACGGGCACACCACTCCCCGCGGAGGATCCCCACACCATGAGCAGCACCCCCAAGGCGCCGCGCGTCACGCTCGGCAAGCGGCCGCAGTCGTTCACCAAGACCGTCAGCGGCCCGATGGCCGACGGCACTGTCGGCGAGATGTCCGTGACCTTTCGCCACCGCACCCGCACCGAGTGGGGCGCGCTGCTGGACCAGCACAAGAACGACAAGTCGACCCGGGCGGAAGCTGCGCTGCAGAGCTATCTGGATGCTGTGCAGGCGGCCCGGCAGGCCGGCGAATCGACCCTGCCGATGCCGCCCGGCGCCGAGGCGGCGCAGACGGCCGATGTGGAGGCCGATGCCCGCCTGCTGCTGGACATCGCCAGCGGCTGGGATCTGCCCGACCCGTTCACCTTCGACAACGTCAAGCAGCTGGCCGACGAGGCGCCCGGGATGGTTGCCGCCATCGTTCGCAGCTACGGCGAAGCCGTGCACGAGGGCCGGCTGGGAAACTGATCGGCGCCGCCCGCGCACGGTTCACCCGCGTCAGGAGCGAAGGGCGGCGCAACGGCTTCGACGTCGGCCATCTGGCCGCGGCAACCGACTTCGAGGTCTGGCCCGAGAACTGGGCGACCTGGGAGCTGTTCGACCGCGTGCACACCCAGTGGCGTGTGGGCACCCGCGGCGCCATCGGTCTGGACTACTGCGCGATCTACCCCGTGATGGATCGCATGCAGCTCAGCCGCGAAGAGTGGCTGCAGACGCTGGACGACATCCAGGCGATGGAGCTGGCCGCCATGGACACCCTGCAGCAATCAGCCGGCGAGGCCTGAGATGACCCAAGAGAAGAAGGTTCAGACCGCGGCGGTGATGGACGTCACCGGCGTGGAGCGGGCCGCGCAGGATGCTGTGCGCGCGGCCAAGACGATGGCCGAGGGCATCGCTCGCGAGGGCGAGAAAGCCGGCAAGGGCATCGAGGCCATGGGCGAAGGCGCCAGCCGTGCCGAGCGCACCGTCGACACCAAGACCAAGAGCATCAGCGACCGCATCCGGCGCCTGACGCAGCAGTCGCAGCGCGAGCTGGCTGGGCTGGCCGCTTCATCGGCCGGCGGCCCGGGCAGCGCGTCGGCGGTGGAGTACGAGGCCACCATCCGTGGTGCCGACGTCTCCAAGCTGCAGCCGCAGATCGCCGCGCTGCGCGACCTGCAGACGCAAGCCAACGCGCTGGCCACCGCGATGCGCCAGGCCATGGCCGGCGACGAGTTCATCGCCGGCGTCAACCAGCGCATCGTTGCGCTGCAGCGGCAGGCTGCCAGCTCGAAGACGGCCGAGGCCGACATGCTGGCGCTTCGCGCGGCAGAGCTGGGCGTCACCCAGCAGGCAGATCCGCTGATCGCCAAGCTGCGTGCCACCGCTGCCGCTGCTGAAGAGGCCGCCGCAGCCAGCAAGCGCGCGGCGGCCGGCGACAACTTCCTGCAGGGCCTGACCGCCCAAGCCAATGCGATCGGCAAGAGCCGGGCCGACCTGCTGGAGCTGAAGGCCGCCGAGCTGGGTGTGACCCAGCAGGCCGCGCCGATGATCGCCGCCATCCGCGCCGCCGACGGCGAGCTGCTGGGACTGGGCAAGAACGCCAAGCTGACCGCGGCGGCGATGCGCCTGGTGCCAGCGCAGTTCACCGACATCGTGGTCAGCCTGCAGGCCGGCCAGAACCCCCTGCAGGTGTTCCTGCAGCAGGGCGGCCAGCTCAAGGACATGTTCGGCGGCATCGGCCCGGCCGCGCAGGCGCTGGGCGGCTACATCCTGGGCCTGATCAACCCCTACACCCTTGCCGCCGCCGCCGTCGGAACGCTCGCCGTGAGCTACCTGGCTGCGAACAGCGGCATCTCGGCCGCCACGCGGGTGCTGATCGAGAGCGGCAACCAGGCGGGTATCACGGCCAGCCAGCTTCAGAGCGTCGCCGAGGCAGTCGCAGGCCTGGGCGGCAGCACGACCGGCCGCGCAGCTCAGCTGCTGGCCGAGCTGGCCAAGTCTGGCGACCTGGGGTCCGAAGGCCTGGCGCGGTACGCCCGTGCGGCGATCGACCTGGAGCGCGCCGGCGGCCAGGCGGCCGACAAGACGGTCGAAGCGTTCAACGAGCTGGGCAAGTCGCCTGTGGCGGCCGCCCTGAAGCTGAACAGCGCCACGAACTTCCTGACCCGCTCGATCTACGAGCAGGCCCGGGCGCTGGAGGAGCAGGGCAGGGCAGCAGAAGCGGCTCGCCTGGTGGCTGATGCCTACGCCAGCGCGATCGAGAGTCGCACGCCCGTCATGGAGGCCTCGCTGAACGTCGTGCAGCGCGCATGGCGCGGCGTCGCCGACGAAGCGAAGTCGGCGCTCGACTTCTACCTGAGCGCCTTCCGCACCGCGACCACGCAAGACCAACTCAACCGCATCCGCAAGCAGATCGCCGAGCTGGAGGCCGCCGGCCAGAAGGCCTACCTGATCGGCCCATCGATCGCCGACCTGCGCGAGCGCGAGCGCAACCTGCAGGAGTCGCTGCGCCTGGACCAGAAGTCGGCCGACCGGGACCGCGCCCGCAAGCAGCAGGTCGAGGCGGCAGATGTCATCGCGAAGCTCGAAGCCGACACGATGACGAAGCAGCAGCGCATGCAGAAGGAGCTGGCGCGCTTCAACCTGGCCGCTGACACCGCTGGCATCGATCCCGAGCGCCGCGCGCGCCTGGAGGCTGCCATCCGGGAGAAGTACACCGAGAAGAAGACGGGCGACAGCGGGCTGGCCAAGGCCCGGCTGGGTGAGGAGCTGGCCGACATCCGCTCTGCTGAGCAGGAGCGCCAGAGCGTCTACCGGCAATCCGAAGCGGTCATCGAGGCCGAGCGCCGCGCCGGGCTGCTGAACGAGGAAGCCTATTTCGAGGCACGCCGGTCGCTGGCCGAGGGTGACACCCAGTCGCGCATCTCGGCACTGCAGCAGGAAATCCTGGTGATGTCCCGCTTCAAGGGCACCGCCACCGAGGAGGCCCAGGTCCGCAAGGACATCGCCACCGCGGCGGGCCGCATCGGCCAGGCAAGCGCCGAGGCCATCGGCCGGGACCTGGTGCTGCGCACGCAGCAGACGGCCGCCCTGAACGCCCAGAAGCGCGCCCTGGTCGAGCTGCAGCAGGCGGCGGACGCTGAGTACGAGGCCCTGAAGCGGCGGCTGGGTGTGCAGGTGCGCGAGACCGGTACCGGATCCCGCCGCTCCGGCGAAGAAGCGCAGCTGGAGGCCACTGCAGCCGAGTTCACGCGCCGCCAGAACCAGCTCGATGCGGAGTACCGAAACGGCCGCCTGCGGGGGCGCGAGGACCAGTACCGCAAAGAGCTGACCCTGCTGATCACCGAAGAGGGCAAGCAGCTGCGCGCGATTAAGGAGTTCCAGCGCCGCAAGCGCGACGCCGATGCCGACTACCGCAACGGCCTCAGCCGCGGCATCCAGAACGTGATCGACGGCACCTTCGAGACCGCGAACCGGACGGCTCGCCTGACCGAAGACGCCTTCACCGGCCTCGGCGATGCGCTGACCGACGTCTTCACCAAGGGCAAGGCTGACTGGGGCAGCCTGGAACAGACGATCTTGAGCGGGATCACCCGTATCATCGTCGAGCAACAGTTGATCCGGCCGATCGCGCAATTCCTGCAGGGCGGCTCTGGCGGCTTCCTCGACTTCGCCGGCAGCATCTTGGGCAACCTGCTGGGCGGCGCCACTGGCGGCAGCGGCATGCCGGACGGTGTGCCGACCCGCGGCGGTCGCGCGATGGGTGGTCCGGTGCAAGCAGGCGGCCTGTACCCGGTCAACGAGCTGGCGCGGCACGGCCCTGGCGAGATCCTGACCAGCGGCGGCCGCCAGTACCTGATGGCGCGCCAGGACGGCTATGTGCAGCCCATGACGCCGGCCAGCAGCGGCATGCAGGTGGTCAACAACTTCCACATCACCGGCCCGGTCGACCGTCGCACGCAGCAGCAGATCGCCACGGCGGCTGGCCGCGGGGCGCAACAGGCCATGGCCAGGAACGGGTGATCGCATGGCATTCCTTGAACAGCGACTGAGCCAGCGCATCGAGCGCGGCGCCAGCGGCGGCCCGGTCAACCGCGGCCGGCAGATGGTGCGCACGGCTGGCGGCCGCCTTCGGCAGGTCTTCACCTGGCCCGAGCCGTTGCACACCTACACCGTGTCGCACGGCATCCTGGGGCAGGCGCAGCTGGAGGAGCTGCGCGCCCTCTGGTACGTCGTGAACTTCACGCCCTACGAAGGCTTCCGCTTCCGCGACTGGAGCGACTTCCGGGCGACGCAGGCGAACAGCCGGTGCACGCTGATCACCGGCAGCACCTACCAGCTGCAGCGGGTCTACACCTTCGCTGGCCTGGAGTTCATCCGGCGCATCCAGAAGCCGGTGGCTGGCGCCATCGTGTACCGCACGCGCACTGGGGTGGTGACCGATGCTTCGGCCTCGATCGACACGGCCACCGGCATCGCCACGATCAGCGGCCACGTCTCTGGCGACACCTACAACTGGGCGGGCGAGTTCGACGTGCCGGTCACCTTCAGCGACGACGCCTGGGTTCAGCAACTGGAGACGATGACCGGCGACGGTGCGCTGGCAACCATGCCGACGATCAACCTGGAAGAGATCGTCCTGTGAGCAAGACGATCCCGATCGCGCTGGCGACGAACTTCGGCAGCGGAGCGCCGACGCCGGCCCACGCGCTGCGCGTCACGCGCCAGGACGGCCAGGTCTTCGGCTTCACCAGCGCGAGCAGGTCGGTCACGATCGGCGGCGTGCTGTACGACTCCGCGCAGGGCCTGGACGCCAGCGCCATCGTGGCGAGTGCCGGCCTGGACACCGATAACCTCGAGCTGACCACGCTCGACGATGGCAGCCTCTTCACGCATCCGGACGTCGTCGGTGGCGTCTGGCAGGGTGCGGCGTTCCTGATCTTCCGCTACTCGTGGGCCGACCCGGCAGCCGGCACGGAGCCGGTGATGGCCGGCACGTTCGGCAATGTGTCCCTGCGCCAGGGTTCGATCGTGGTGGAGCTGCGCGGCCTGCAGCAGTACCTGCAGCAGCCGGTCGGCAACGTCACCAGCAAGACATGCCGCGCCCGGTTCGCAGACTACCCGCGCCCGAACGGCAACAACCGCTGCGGGCTGAACGTGGCCGATCACACAGAGGCCGTCACGGTGGGCGCCGTGACCAGCCGGCGGCAGTTCGCCATCGTGCGCAGTGGTGGCGCTCCTGCCATTCCCGATGCCGCGCTGGATGAAGGCCTTGCCGTCTTCACTGGCGGCGACAACGACGGCATCACAGCCAAGATCCGCACCTACGCCGGCGCGGTGGTGGTGCTGGCCACCGACCTGCCGCATTTGCCGGTCACCGGCGACACCCTGAATGTCATCAACGGCTGTCGCAAGCGGCTGGACGAAGACTGCGCAGCCCGCTTCAGCAATGCCCGCCGATTCCAGGGTGAGCCGCACCGCCCGTCGATCGACAGCCTGACCGCATCTCCGGAGCCCGCCGCATGACGACGGGTGCCGATGTGGTTGCCGCCGCGCGGGCCGAGATGGGCACGGCGTGGATGCACCAGGCCAGACTGCCGGGCGTGGCCCTGGATTGCGCCGGCTTGGTGATCGTCACCGCCAAGCGGCTGGGGCTGGTCCCGCAGGCCTGGGATATCGCCGACTACGGCCGTCTGCCGGATGGCAGCCTTCTCGACCGGTGCGACGAACACATGCAGCGCATCGGCACGATGGAGCTGGGCGCCGTGCTTGTGGTGGCGATCACCGGGCAACCGCAGCACATGGGCATCGTCGGCGACTACCGCCATGGCGGATGGTCGTTGATCCATGCCGCCAGCAACGCCCGGCCAGGCCGGGTGATCGAGACGCGGCTGATGTTCCACCGCGCGCAGCAACTGCGGGCGGTCTACCGCCTGCCAGGGGTGTCCTGACCATGGCCCAACTCGTGATTGCAGCCGCCGGCGCCGCCATCGGCTCCCTGGCAGGACCCGGCGCGCTGCTCTGGGGGCTGTCTGGTGCCCAGCTCGGCTGGATGGCCGGAAGCATGCTCGGATCGGCACTGGCGCCGAAGAATCACCAGTCCGGTCCGCGCCTGGACGAGCTGCGCGTGACCGGCACCGAGTACGGCGGTGGCATCGCGTGGATCGCTGGCGCGCCCCGTGTGGCCGGCGACCTGATCTGGGCCAGCGACCGCCGCGAGATCGCCACGACCGAAGAGGTCGGCAAGGGCGGCGGCAGCGAGTACACGACCTACAGCTACGAGATCGATGCGCTGTACCTGCTGGCCGACCAGCCCGGCGCCATCGTCACGCGCTGCTGGGACAACGGAAAGCTGATCTGGACGAACCTGGCGAGCGCCGACGACGGCAGCAGGCTGGCATCGGAGCAGTCGGCGAAGTGGCGCCGGATCACGGTCTATGGCGGCGCCGACGCCCAGATGCCGGACCCGACATACGAGGCGGCGGTCACGAACGCGCCCGCCTACACCAGACGCCTCTGCGTGTTCATCGAGGGCCTGCAGCTCGGAACCGGCGGCGCGCTGCCGAACCTGACGTTCGAGGTGGCCTCGCGGGGCGACACCAACCCCAACTTCATCCGCAGGTATGAGGTGGCCGACACCGGCCGGCAGTTCGCCGACATCTACAGCACCGGCCTGGGCCGACCGGCGCTGCTTTCCATCGCGCCGACCGTTCGGGTCGCCACCTTGAGCGACATCGGAAACGAGGTCTACGTCTTCGACTTGAACGGAGAGTCGGCCGGGACAAGCACCCGCACGACAGCCGAGAACTACCCGTCCATCTTCTACTACCCCGGGACATACAAGGACTCAAGCTATCCCGTCGGGATCATGGACGGCCTGCCGGTTCGGGTGGCAAACCACTACTACGCGCTGGGCGGCGCAGCACGGCACATTCGGGCCGGCGCAAAGACGGGCGCCGCGTGGAATGTCGGCATCCTGCCTGACCTAGCCCTCTGCCTACCGTCCGGCCGATACCTCGGCGACACGATCCCTTGCGCGGATGGCGTGCATCTACTGGTCCTCACGGCGCCAACGAATGCCTACTTTGGATCGGCCGTCCTTGATCGGTGGCACATCATCCGGCGCAACGGATTGATCGGCGAGCTTGTGGCCGAGGGCGAAATTGAGGTGCCACGCGCCTTGCAGGCCTATGGCGGCGGCGGGTCCACCTTCATGGCCGCGATGTTGGAAGACGACCTGCAGCACGTCTGGTATGCCCACGGCGCAGGCCAGGGCAACTTGACGATGCTGAAGATCGAGCCTGACGGCGTGATGCGAGTCCGCAGCGAGATGCTCGAAGCGCTTCTGCTGTGGGGCTTCACCTACCCGACGATCTGGGCTGAAGGCAGCTTCTGCGTCGTCATCAGCCGGCAGAGCTATCAGGCTTTCCGCCGCGCTGGCGACGTGATCGATGAGGTGCCACTGCAGGATGTCGTCGAAGCGCTGTGCGACCGGGCGACCATGCCTGCCGGCACCTACGATGCATCCGCGCTGGCCGCGATCACCCAGCCGGTGCGTGCGCTGGCCGTGACCGGCGGCAGCGCTCGGCAGGCCCTGCAGATCCTGCAGACCTCGCACGGCTTCGACGCCTACGTCACCGACAAGCTCTACTTCGTGCCGCGCGGCGGGGCGCCGGCGCTCACGGTGGACGTCGACGACCTGGCCGCCGGTGATGGCGATGCGCTGGACGAGCCCTTTGCGCTGACAGTGAACTCGGATCTGGAGATGCCCAGCCGCATCGCGGTGGTCTACAAGAACATGAGCGCCGACCAGATCAACGGCACCGAGCACAGCGACCGCGGGCCCACCGGCCAGGACAGCATCCAGACGATGCAGCTGGCCATCGGCATGACGCCGGGCGAAGCCAAGGGCGTGGCCGATGCCATGGTGCGCGACGCCTACGCGGCGCGCATCACCAGCCAGCTGTCGCTGCCGCTGACCTACACCCACCTGACGCCGACCGACGTGATCCAGGTGCCGGGCAGTGACGGCACGCTCTACCGCATGCGCATCACGCGCCGCAGCGACTCGGGCGGCATCATGCAGCTGGACGTGGTGGGCGACGACGGCGAAGTGGTGATCGAGCCGATGGCCACGTCTGACGACTATGCCGAGCAAACGGCCGTTCAGTCGCCGGCGGGCACTGAGTTCTATGCGCTGGACATCCCCACGCTGCGCGATGCCGACAGCTCCCCGGGCTTCTACGTGGCGGCGAAGGGCACCGGCCCACTCTGGGCCGGCTGCGTCATCCAGAGTAGCTTCGACGGCGTGACTTTCCAGACCGTCGCCCAGATCAACGAGCCGGCGGTCATGGGCCTGACGACGAGCGCGCTCAGCGCATGGGCGGGCGGCGACCTGTTCGACACCATCAACACCGTGACGGTGAACGTGGGCGATGGCCAGCTGTCCAGCGCCACCCGCGATGCCGTGATTGCAGACCGCACGGTCAACGCCGCGCTGATCGGCGCTGAAATCGTGCGGTTCACGACGGCAACCCTGCTGAGTGCAGCGCCCAACATCTACAGGCTGTCCGGCCTGCTGCGCGGCCAGCGCGGGACAGAGGCCTTCACCGGGCACGCGGCCGATGAACGGTTTGTGCTGCTGGCCACCAGCAGCGGCATTCGCAGGGTCAGCCATGCGGCGTCTGAACTGCGCAAGACGCGGCAGCTCAAGGCCATCACCATCTTGACATCGGAGCAGTCGGCAGCGGTGCCGTTCTACAACTCCGGCGTGTCGTCCCTGCCGCTTGCACCGGTCAGCATCCGGGCAACCAGGCAAAGCAACGGCGACATTCTGTTTTCGTGGTCAAACCGCAGCCGGCTGAGCACGAGCTTTGTCGGCCCATCCGGATCGCTGGTGCCGCTTGGCGAAGAATCTGAAGAATACAATATCGCCGTGTTTGCGAACAGCTTATATGCGGTTCCTTCGCTTTCAAAGGTGGTATATGGCGCAAAATATGCCCTGTTCTCGTATATAGAACAAGTCAACGCGGCGGCTCCATTTACGGCCGGAA